CCCCTCCACGGTCTCTGAGTAGCTCGGAGGCGGGCCAAATCTTTCGGACTGAGTCCAATCGATAAGGATCCGCATTAAAGCCAACCGTTTTTCCTTTCTTTCCAAGGGCTGCGAAAACCAAGCAGCAAGTCGCCGGCGGCGCTCACCACATGTTTCCGGAGTCAACCCTGATCTCCAACCCTCCCGCGTGGATACTCCAATCGGTTGATTTCTAACAGCTGAAAGGCGAAGGTAGTACCGGATGGTAGCCTTCTCCTTATCTTGCTGAAAGTTCAAACCGAACTTCCACGCGGCAGTTTCCCTGACGTTGAGCGTGATCAGTTCCTTGCTTAAAGTTTCCTCGGGAACCCAGTCGGCCAAATCACTACTAATAGTGACATTATGACCGACGGGTGCTGGCGGAACTTCAAACTCGGGCTGACAGCTTGGACTCAGGCGAAATAGCTCAGAGAGTCTGCACGCAAGACTTCCCCGAAAGCCTAGCTCAAGAAGAGTCAATCTAGTTGACCTCAACGAGCCTAAGTGCCAACGGAAGAATACGATACCGGCGCGAAACCGGTAACCGTTTCTAAGTCCAGCGACAAACTGCTTGAACTCTCGAGCAAGAGAGTTAACGTACTGAGAAGAACGAAGTCTACCAAAGCGAAGGGTAGGAATCACCCGAAGGTGAACTCCTTTCCAACGCAACAGTGTCGAGTTCAGAGAACCGAAACTGCTGGAGACTGACGTTTTAGTACGTTCAACCTCTAAACCAAGCTCGCCAACGGTACGCATCCAACAATCAGAAAGTTCCTGAGAACTACTGAAAAGGATGTCATCCCCGTTGATCATGCAAGGGATACGCTCCGCAGCCGCAGGACCTAAACCCCCAGTGCGCATTGCCCAAAGAAAGGCAAAGCGGTTCTGGAGGCAAAGAAGTGGGAAGCTCAAAAAACTCCCCATCATCTGTCCTACTCGCGGCTCGATCCCGTTCGGTAATAATGTTTCATGAAACAAAACCGGACGGAGGATCTTAAGCGCCTCCTCTTGCAAGCCAGCCGGCACAGTGGCCGAATTGGCGAGCAAAGTTCCCAGAATCCTCTCAGCGACTTCAATCGACAACTGGTCTGTTGCCGACTTA